ACTGAGATGGGGGAGCGGCTGACACCAAAGTATATCAACAGCTTGACGGAGGAAGAATAGGGTAGCAGGTGGCACGGGCAAAGTCCCGTGCCAATTTTCTTGTCTTAACTTCTTATTTTATGGTAAAATGATTGTTATGTGATTAACAAGATTAATGGACAAAATTGTAGTTAATTTGATACAAATTAAGAAAATAATAAACACCTTGAAAACCTATGGATTAAGGGCTTCAAGGTTTTTTTGTGTTGTGGGGTAGTGGGGTTAAAGGCTTGAAGGGAAAATATGCTTGGATTTTGGCTTTGAGGTTCTGAGGGGGTTGCATGGCTGAAAATCGCCCGTTTGTAGTGTGCAAGTCCTGAAAGAGGGGTGTTTGCAGGGTATGCAAAATAGTCATGAAGGCAGGATTTACGCCGGTAGTAGCGAAATCCAAATATGAGGGGGGAGAACATCCATGAAAAAGATGACAGCAATATTTACTTTGTTGCTATTGTTGCTGATGACACTTCCAGCTATTGCAGCATCTGCAATTAACAAGGATGGCTACTACAAAGGTATTAAGCTTTGTGGCAGGGTGAAAGTAGTGGAACACTTTGCTGATATCAAAGTCAAGGTGGTGGATTCCTTTCCAGATCTCAGGGTGAAGGTCGTTGAATCTTTTCCAGATGCTATTGGCAAGTGGAAGTTTGTGGAAAGCGGTGAAGACTTCTCTGTTCAGTTCGTAGATAGCTTTCCGGATATAAAAATCAAGTATGTAAATTCTTTTCCGGGAGTGGAGTAGCTGTTATGCTGTTGTGGACAATCCAGCCCGAAGAAGTGTGGCGAATACTGCGGCGGGACGGAGTATATCGATGTAACCCAGACAAGGCAACGCACCTTAATAACGGTGGGGATTATGATGCATCCTATACCTGGATGGTTGCCCAGATGGAAAAACGCATCGGTAAACGACCAGAAGGCGTTGTTTATCCGATTTGGGCTTGGCATACATACAATTGGAAGCATAAAAAGCCTGATTTACGCACTGATTGGTTTAGAGGGAAGTATGGTGTTCATACCTGTATAGAAATCGATGTGCCAGATAACGCTGTGTTACTGAGTGATGAAGAGAACTGGCATTTTGTGCTTAACGATTGGTATTTTAGCGGAGCGAAATCCGAAGAAGAATATGAACGTGATGATGCAGAATATGAAGCCTTGCCTGAAGATGAGAAACGCAGGGCAAGGAAAAAGTCGTGGGAGCGTATCTTTGAGGTGGAGCCAATCGACACGGAGTGGCATAGGCAGGGATGCTATGTGCAAGCTGTGTTCTGGGAACTTACGTTGGGACAAGTTAAAAAAGTCACATGGTTTGGCCGCACCAAAGTCAAAGCAAGAAAAGCATAAACTCTTTGCGCGAGAGGAGATGTAGTATCAGAATGGAAACGAATGACAAACCTATTTTAGAATTGATGAAAAACATCGGTACAGGGAAAATCCAACTTCCTGATTTTCAGAGAGGCTGGGTATGGGATGATACTCGCATCCGTAAGCTAATCGCCAGCATCACGCAAAATTTCCCGGTGGGAGCGGTAATGTTCCTTAAATATGGAAATGAAAATGTACGCTTCAAGTACCGCATGATTGAAGGTGCGTCACATACTGATGCTGTGCCGGAGGAGCTTGTCTTGGACGGGCAGCAGAGGCTGACTTCCATATACTCGGCATTATGCAGCCAAAAGCCCGTCAAGACAAGGACAGACAAAGGGGATGAGATTTTCCGCTATTACTACATCAACATCGAAAAAGCACTTGATTCTTCCACAGACCGAGAAGATGCCATCGTCTCCGTGCCGAAGACCAAGCAAATCACTTCAGACTTTGGCAGGAAGATTGAGCTTGATGTAACGACAGCTGAAAAGGAATACGAAAATAAGCTGTTTTCGCTCAACATCATCTTGGATGACGAGAAATCCTACGATTGGGAGCAGGCGTATTTGTCGTATCATAATAACTCCCCTGAGGTAAGCAATAAGTATAGGACCTTCCGTGGGAAAATTATAATACCCGTCACTCATTATAAAATTCCTGTTATCAGCCTTGGTAAAGACACTCCAAAAGAAGCTGTTTGCCAGGTGTTCGAGAATGTGAATCAAGGCGGCGTGTCGTTGACAGTCTTTGAGTTGGTGACGGCTGTCTTTGCTATGGATGATTTTGAACTTCGCCCAGATTGGGAGAATAGGAAAAACGGAAGGTTAAACGGCGATATCCTTTCCGTGGTCACAGCCACCGATTTCCTGACGGCTTGTACGCTCCTTTCCACCTATAAGAAAGGCGGCACGGTCAGCTGCAAGAAAAAAGATGTCCTTAATCTCAAACTGGAAGATTATAAAAAATATGCCGATGACCTCACCCAGGGCTTTGTTGAAGCGGAGATGCTACTCATTGAGGAGAGTATTTTCGACAAGCGTGACCTGCCATATACGACGCAGCTCATTCCCTTGGCGGTGCTTTGTACCTTGCTCTTGCCGGACAATCGTATCAAATCTTCCAATGTGAAGAATAAAATCAAGCAGTGGTATTGGTGCGGCGTATTCGGCGAACTTTACGGCAGCGCCAACGAGACCCGCTATGTCAACGATGTGGTGGGTGTCATGAAATGGCTGGACGACGGGGATTTACCCAAGACCATAGTGGACTCCTACTTCAATCCCATGCGGCTTTTGATGTTGCAATCCCGGCGCAGTGCCGCTTATAAGGGCATTATGGCTCTGATAATGAAAAACAACAGCCGCGACTTTATCAGCGGACAGGCTATGAGCCTTGCTCTTTACAAGGCTTCCGGCATTGACATACACCACATTTTCCCCCGGAATTACTGTCAGAAAAAGGGCTACGACAGCTTGAAGTGGGATTCCATTATCAACAAAACTCCTATTTCCTACAGCACCAATCGGGAAATTGGTGGAGCTGCGCCCAGCATTTACTTGGCGCGTATCGAAAAGAAGAAGGTGGAGCAGGGAGATTTGCGGGACTTCCTCGCCAGCCATTGGATTGACATGGATGATTGCATAAACGATGATTTTGAACAATTCATCGTCCACAGGGCAAGGAAAATCCTTGATGCCATTGCAAGTGCCACCGGCAAGCCGATTTCCGGCAGGGATAGCGAAGAAGTGAAAAACACCTTCGGCGATATCCTATAAAAACAAGGGATGTGCAAAGTAATCGCACATCTCCTTTTTTATATAGAAGGGAAATTCAACATTACACATAAAATATAAGGAAATAAAGTAAAACTATTGACATGATAGCACTGATAGTGTATATTACCATTGGTTTTTTATGTCCAAATGCAGAAAGGAAGGCGGTGTAGATGACGCAACCTTCAGATGATAAGTATATCAGCATAGACGAAGCCGCCGAATACATCGGGATAAAAACTGTTACGTTACGAACATGGATAAAGAACAAGCCGGACGTTCCGGCACATCGTGTGGGAAAATTATGGAAATTTAAGCATTCGGAGCTGGATGAATGGATAGCCAGCGGCAAAAGTGCCATAGACTGACAGCAACGGGCATAACAAGGTTGCCGCATTTACGGTATGCCTTGCAAATTAAGGTAACCACAAGGGGAATTGATTTATGAACAAACAGCAATTGGCATCAACCATTTGGGAGTCCGCGAATCAGATGCGCTCCAAGATCGAGGCCAATGAGTACAAGGATTTTATTTTAGGTTTTATTTTCTACAAATACCTGTCCGACAAGGAAGTGCGTTTCTTTGCCGATAAAGGTATGTCCGAAGAGGACATGGAAACACTTTCAGAGTCTAACACGAAGCAGGTGGAGTATGCCCAGCGCAATTTGGGTTATTTCATCGCCTACGAGAATTTGTTCTCCACTTGGATTGGAGCAAACAGGGACGATGATGAGGGCAAGAAGAAAACTACTTTTGATGTTTCCAATGTCCGGCAGGCACTGTCCGCCTTCGACCGCCTGATCGGAAAATCCCACAAAAAGCTTTTCAAGGACATATTCAAAACCCTTCAGACCGGTTTGTCTAAGCTTGGTGAGAGTGCAACTGCGCAGACGAAAGCCATAAATAAACTCCTGAAGCTCATAGAGAAAATTCCCATGGACGGCAAGCAGGATTATGATGTGTTGGGCTTTATCTATGAGTACCTCATCAGTATGTTTGCCGCCAATGCCGGGAAAAAGGCAGGCGAGTTCTACACCCCCCATGAAGTGTCCCTCCTTATGTCGGAAATCGTGGCATGGCATTTGTCCGGCAGAAAGGAAATTTGTATCTATGATCCCACGTCCGGCTCGGGGTCGCTCCTTATAAACATCGGCAACTCCGTCACGAAGTTCATGGACAGCAACAAAGTGCAATATTATGCTCAGGAACTCAAGGAAAATACTTACAACCTCACCCGTATGAACCTCGTTATGCGCGGTATCGAGCCGCGCAATATCAACGTGCGTAACGGAGATACCTTGGAGGATGACTGGCCTTTCTTTGAGGATGACGACCCAGACAAATATACTCTGGTGCGGGTAGATGCCGTGGTCTCCAATCCTCCCTATTCCCAAAAGTGGGATAACAAGGACAAAAAACACAATCCGCGCTTCGTCGGCTACGGCGTTGCACCTAAGGGTAAGGCAGATTTTGCCTTTTTGCTCCATGACCTCTACCATCTGGAGGAAGACGGTATTATGGCCATTGTTCTCCCCCATGGTGTGCTGACTCGCGGCAATGAGGAAGGGGAAATCCGCCGCAATCTCATCGAGAAAAATAACATTGATGCCATCATCGGATTGCCGGCCAATATTTTCTTTGGCACAAGCATCGCCACCATTATTATGGTGTTGAAACGCAAGCGCGAGGAAACGGATGTCCTTATCATTGACGCCTCCAAGGGATTTGAAAAAGCCGACAAAAACAACAGGCTGCGGGCATCGGATATCAAGCGTATTGTCGATACCATTAAAAACAGAGCCGAAATCCCTCGTTTCTCTCGTCGCGTGCCCAAGGAGGAAATCAAGGCCAACGATTACAATCTGAACATCCCTCGCTACGTATCCTCAGCGGAGCCGACAGAGCCTTGGGATGTATATTCCATTATGTTCGGTGGCGTTCCCAAAAGCGAACTCGATGCTCTCGCTGATTATTGGAAGGCTTTGCCGGGGCTTAGAGAATCCATCTTCCGTGATATTTCCGACCGGTACGTTGAACCAGTAAGCGAGGATATCGAAACGCAGGTATTGTCCCATGATTCCGTACAGCGTTACAAGGCGGATTATAAGGATAAGTTCGCAGGTTTTCATGAAAGTCTAAAGAACGACCTGATTGAAAACGGAAGGCGCATCGAGCTTTCCCGAGAGGAAGGGAAAATCTGCGATGATATCTTCGGACGGCTGACAGATGTAAAAGTCATTGACCGCTACCGGGTCTATCAAATTTTAAGTGATGCATGGCAGAGCATACATACCGACCTAGAAATGATACAGACGGAAGGATTCTCCACTGTTATGTCGGTTGACCCCAACATGGTGCTGAAGCAAAACAGCGAAGGGGAAAAGGTGGAAGTACAAAAGGGCTGGCGAGGACATATTCTCCCCTTTGACCTCGTACAAAGGGAACTTTTGCCGGAGGATTTGGATGCGCTGAATGCCAAGGAAATGGAACTTGGCGAAGTGTCGGCAATTTACGATGAAGTCCTTGAATCCATGACGGAGGAAGAAAAAAGCGGCTCTATTTTAAATGATGCCAATACAGCCTTTGTTCCCAAAGAAGTCAAGGTTGTAGTAGATGAAATCCTCTCGGAGATAGAAACGGAAGAAACACGCGCTCTTGCAGAGTATCTTACCATCAGCAAAAAGAAGGACAAGCTCGCCTACATCGAAGAAACGAAAGCTGTCAACTGGGATGCTATGACGAAGGCTGCAAGTGGTGTGTACAACAAGCGCGAGGTCTTGAACCGTATCGACTCCATCAAGCTGACCTATGATTTCTCGGAGGACAGCTTTGAATACAAGATGCTTCGGGTGCAACAGGCCATAGATATGGAATCCAATCTGAAAGCTGAGATTCGCGCCATGAAGAACGCATTGCACCTAAAGACCAAGGAAACCATAAAAAATCTTGACGATGATGAAGCTAAGATGCTTTTGGAGAAAAAGTGGATTATTCCCTTGGTGACGGATATTCTCGCCATGCCGGACATTATTGTTGGGGAGCTTATCGAGAAGATAAACGCCATGATTGAAAAATACAAGGTGACTTTTGCCGAAGTGGAAGAACGGCGCACATCTTCCGAGAAAACTATCGCCGATATGACCAAGGGTCTGCGAGGGAGCGGGTTCGATATGGCGGGTTTGAAAGAATTTCAGCGAATTTTGGAGGAGTAATTTTTAATGGAAAATAAAAAAATACCAAGAATAAAAATTACTGAATCTCCTAATGAATGGACTTCGCTCCCTTTTGACGAAGTATTTCTGACACTTCCTAACAACACATTATCTCGTGCAGAATTAACTGCTAATGATGGCATAGCTAAAAACATTCATTACGGAGATGTGCTTGTAAAATACGGAGAACACATTGACACGAGTGTTGAGGCATTGCCATATATTTCCAATGCAAAAGTTGTATCAGCATTTGAACGCTCTAAATTAGCGAATGGTGATGTTGTTATTGCCGATACCGCTGAAGATGAAACCGCTGGAAAATGTGTGGAAATAAATGGCATTAAGGACGATGAAATAATTCTTTCAGGCTTACATACGATACTGTGCCGTCCTATAATTAAATTCGCTCAAGGCTACTTGGGATATTACATGAATTCTCCTGCATATCATAAACAGTTAATTCCACTTATGCAGGGTACTAAAGTGACCTCCATATCAAGAGAAGCACTAAAGGAAACCAACATATCATTTCCATCGAATGTGGAGGAACAGGCAAATATTGTACGATACTTAGATGGTTTGAGTGATAGCATTGAGATATGTTCTTTACGCCATACAAAACTCCTCGCTCTAAAAAAATCCCTCCTGCAAAAGATGTTTCCGCAGGAGGGAGAGAGCGTCCCTCAGATTCGATTTGAGGGGTTTGAAGGAGAGTGGGAGCGTGTAAAATTTGGTGACATTGTAACACTGTTCGAGGATAAAGTTGAAACGCCTACCGATGGTTATTTTCGCTTAGGTATACGCAGTTGGGCAAAAGGGACTTTTCACACTTATGTATCGGCTGGTGAGGAATTGTCTACGGCTCAGATGCACCGTGTTTCTGCTGACAAATTTATCGTTAATATAACTTTTGCATGGGAACATGCCGTTGCTATAACTGATGAAAATGACGCAGGAAAACTCGTGTCACATAGATTCCCACAATTTAGCTTTCAGAATGATAACAGACCGAAGTTTTTTAGATACATTATTTCCGGAGAACAGTTTAGACAGCATCTTGCATTGTCCTCTCCCGGTGGAGCTGGCAGAAACAGGGTGCTTGATATAAACGAAATGCTTCGATATGAGTTGCGAATACCACAGCCCAACGAGCAACAAAAAATAGCAGATTACTTTGATAACCTCGATACCCTCATCGAATCACAAGAGCAAAAAATCACGAAACTGCAGCAGATGAAATCGGCTTTGCTGCAGAAAATGTTTGTTTAAGGAGGCGGCAATATGACTTTTCGCACGGAAAAGGAATTCGAGGATGCCGTTATAAAACTCCTCATTGACCGGGGATGGAAACAAGACATCATCGAATATCCCACGGAAGAAGAACTAATCCAGAATTGGGCGGATATTCTCTTTCAAAATAATCGCCAAATTGACTACCTTAATGACTGCCCCTTGACGGATAGCGAAATGCAGCAACTTATGGAGCAGATATACGCTCTCAGAACCCCTTGGCGGCTAAATGACTTCATCAATGGGGGCAGTGTGTCCATTCGCCGGGATAATCCCGATGACACACTTCACTATGGCAAAGAAGTCAGCCTGAAAATTTATGACCCCAATGAAATCGCCAACGGGGAGAGCAGCTATAAAATTGCCCGCCAGCCGAAGTTTAAGACTGTGCCTGTCCTAAATGACCGTCGGGGCGACCTCATGCTTTTAATCAACGGTATGCCCGTTATCCATATCGAACTCAAGCGTAGCGATGTCCCCGTAAGTCAAGCCTATAACCAAATCGAGAAATATGCCCATGAGGGAGTGTTCACCGGTCTTTTCTCCCTCGTGCAGGTTTTTGTTGCTATGACGCCGGATGAGACGGTATATTTTGCCAATCCCGGTCCAGATGCGCCATTCAACAAGGCCTTTTATTTCCATTGGGCGAACGAGGACAATATTCCCTTTACCAACTGGAAGGACGTAGTTTCAAGACTCTTGAACATTCCCATGGCGCATACGCTCATCGGTTTTTACACCATAGCCGATGAAAAAGATAATACTCTAAAGGTTATGCGCAGTTACCAATATTACGCCGCCGACAAAATTGCCGAGAAGGTAAAGCACAAGGACTGGCGTGATCTCAATCCCTTGGGAGGATATGTCTGGCATACCACCGGCTCCGGCAAAACTCTCACCAGTTTCAAGGCGGCGCAGCTCATTGACAGTTTCCAGGATGCCGACAAGGTGATTTTTTTGGTGGACAGGCGCGCTCTCGGCAAGCAGGCTCTCGATGATTACAATGACTTTTCCGGCAATCGCACGATTGTTCACGGCACGGAGGACGGTACTGTCCTGATGGCCAAGCTGAAGAGCAACAGCCGGGATGATTCGCTGATTGTGACCTCCATACAGAAACTCAGCAACATCACCAAGGACAACGAAAATATCAAGACCGCTGACCTCAATAAAATCGTCGCCAAGAAAATCGTCATTATCATCGATGAAGCACATCGCTCCACCTTCGGGGAAATGTTCACAAACATCAAGGACACCTTTAAGTATGCCATTATTTTTGGCTTTACCGGTACGCCGATTCAGGATGTAAACGAAAAGAAGGGCAATACTACAACCACGATCTTCGGCGATGAAATCCATCGCTATACCCTTGCCGATGGGATTCGGGACAAAAATGTGTTAGGCTTTGACCCCTACATGGTCATGACTTATCGTGATGCCGATTTAAGAAAGGCGGTAGCACTATACAAAGCCAAAGCAAACACAGTGGAGGAGGCTTTGGCTGATAAGCGAAAAGCGAAGGTCTATCATCGCTACATGAACAAAACCGAAGTGCCTATGCTGGGATTCCAAAAAGGTACACGCTACATAAAAGGCATCGAGGAACTTGTGCCAAATGCCCAATACACGAGACGGGAACATAAGGCAGCCGTTCTCGAAGATATCGCCAGAAACTGGGAGGTTTTGAGTCAGGCAGGGAAGTTCCACGCTATCTTTGCAACCACCAATATCCCAGAGGCGGTAGAATATTATCGCATGGCAAAAGATTGTCTTAAAGGACTTCATATAACGGCGGTTTTTGACCCAAACATCGATAATGAAGGTGGCGGCTCTTTGGAGAAAGAAGATGGCATCGTAGAAATCTTGGAAGATTACAAAGCTATGTTCGATGTAGAGTTCTCCATCCCCTCTTACGATAAATTCCGCGAGGATGTACAGCTACGTTTAGCACATAAAAAGCCGTATAATCATATCGAAAAAAAGGATCAGATTAACCTCCTGATTGTAGTCAATCAAATGCTCACTGGATATGATTCTAAATGGATAAATACTCTTTACATGGATAAGGTGATGGACTACGAAAACCTGATACAGGCTTTTTCCAGAACCAATCGCTTATTCGGTCCGGACAAACCTTTTGGCACGATTCGCTATTACCGCAGACCACATCTCATGCAGCGCAATATCGAAGAGGCTGTAAAAGCTTATTCCGGGAATATCCCCAAGGGGCTGTTTGTTGATAAATTGCCGGACAATCTGGAAAACATGAATCGCATCTTTGCGGATATTCGGGAATTGTTCGAGGCTGCAGGTGTTCAGGATTTTAGCGAGTTGCCGCAGGAAAAATCCGACTGCAAAAAATTCGCTAAATGGTTCGCAGATTTCAACACCTATTTGGAGGCGGCATCCATTCAAGGGTTCCATTGGGATCAGAATGAATATGTTTTTGACGAATTAAAGGATGAGCGAACCATTGTCCTTGGCTTTACCCATGAGGAGTATCTGACACTTGCCAGACGATACAAGGAACTGGTAAGTGGCGGAGGTGGTGGAGGACAGGACGATGTTCCTTTTGATATTGATACCCATTTGACGGAAATCAATACGGATGCCATTGATACCGATTATATGAACACAAGGTTCAAAAAATACTTGCACATTGTGATGGATGATGGTGCTGATGCCGAGCAAAAGGAAAAGATGCTGAAAATCCTGCATAAATCCTTTGCCATGCTGGGGCGTGACGATCAGGAATATGCCAAATTGTTCCTTCAAGACATACAGGACGGAAAAGTGAAAGTAACGGAGGACAAGACCTTTCGTGACTATATCAGTTTATATAAGGAAGCGGAGGAAAATAATCGCATCAAGCGAGTTGTGCATCGGCTGGGCTGTAGTGAAGAGCAACTCCGTGACCTCCTGCATCGCAAAGTCACCGAAACAACGATTGATGACTTCGGAAGGTTCGAGGATTTAGTTAAATCTGTTGATTTAGGTAAAGCAAGACGTTTTTTTACAAGAGTTGAAAGAACCGAACTCAAAGAAGTAGATTTGAGGATGCACATTGATGAATATTTACGTATTTTCCTTCTGAAGGATGGTTATGACAGATATGATGAAGTGCATGAGGATTTTGCTCCTTACGGTAACGAAAAATATTCCACAGAAGCTGAAGGTTCAGTTTCGGGAAACAGTGGTGACTCAAATCCGCCTGATGATATAAATGACAAGAAGAAAACCACAAAAGTCAAAGCAAAAAAACTGGCTAAATGGTGTGAGGAAAGTCCTGCGCTATCTGCACTCATGAAATCGGGTGCATACGCTTGCATCGAAAATAGAGTTTGTCCGTTTGATAAGAAATACGCCAAGAAAGACCCTGATGGGAATTGGCGGCTTACCGATTATGCAAAAGATGAAGAAAACGAGGATAAATGCTTTTTGCAGTTCTTTGAGGATGATGATGGGAAACTTCACTATATAAGATTGCCGGCTGACCAAGCTGACAAAACATTTCACTATGTTGACGAAATCAATGAAGATATTTTAAAGCATTACAGTTTGGTCAGTGAAATAAGCGAAAGAATGCTTGATGAGATTTATCGCTTGGATTTTGGGCCTTCGCTCAGAGAATTGATGAGTCGCAGAATTTGCGGTTGCAGCACAGATCTTCTGCGAAGTACTACCGGTCTTGACAATCGAACGATATCCAATATGCAAAAAGGAAGCAATATCAATACACTGAATGTAATTTCTGCGTGTTTGGGTATCCATGTTCCATTTCCCGTTAGCTCGGAACTCTTAGATAGAGCTAACATATCCATAAATCCGACAAAATCGCAGGATAACAATATCTATAATCAACTACTAACGATTAGATGGGCATCGGATTATGATGATATAGTGACAGACCTCGAGGCAGATGGGAAGGAAAATCTTATAAAGAATCCACATAAGAAGAAAACAAAGCAGGCCAAACAGAAAACTACATAACTGTTACGGTAACGACCGAAGATATTTAGTACGAATATCTTCGGTCTATTTTTTTGCTTTTTTGAGGGGGAGTTGTTGTGAAAAATATTTTATTGAACTTTATTCAAGGGGAAATTGTCGTAACACCTATATGAAAGTGATTTGATGCGTTAAGACCCCTTGATATATAAGGGGGCAGTCCTTGAACAGAATTCAAGGAGTAGAAATTCTTAGTGTGATATCATCGTCTCAAATGATTTTAGTACACCGTCTGTCGGGGGTACTTAGGAACAAAATATTATCGAGCCTGATTACGTATAACGGCGCGAGGATACACATACCGAAACCGAATGTTGCTACGGCAACAGTGAGTATCGGTATGGGGTAGCCTTTATCGCTGTGCGTAATTTGGCGTCAAGAGGAGGCTACCTATAACAGGGCAGCCTCCTTTTTGTATCTCGTGTCACCTGCGGATTCGGGCAGGGAGGACACGAAAATGAAAAAACGCAACAAAGATGCAAAGCGCAAATCCTTCTACAATGACAAACGCGACTGTTACCTGTCTTTGGACGGGAAGTATTACTGCTATCGCACGTGGGACGAAACTGGCAAACATTCGGTCATTCAGAAATTTGAGGTGGGGAAAGACCTGTCGGTTGACTTGACCGTTTTTCTCGATGAATCCGACCACGACATGGATCTCAGTGACCGTTATGCAGATGAATGGCGCAATGATGTATTTGATGCCAAGGTCGAAAGCTACGATGCCCATCCTTATGGTGGTGATGTCATGAATCCGTGGGAGAGCATCGGTAGCAGAGATGGAAACCCGGAAGATGTGTTATTCGCCGAGCCGAAGCCAGAAAATCCCCATGTCTCTCTGGTTAGACAAGTCATCGAAGAAAAATGCACTGAGGCACAGCAGGATTTTTTCCATAACCATTTTGGAATGCAAAAACAAATGGAGGAGATACGTCGGGAAGAGGCTGTAAGGACAGGCAAACTGCCGTCTCAAGTAGCCATGACGAATCGAAAAAACAAAATTCTCGACAAAGTAGCCAAAATCCTTGGTGTGGAGCGTGTCAAACGTTGCAAGCACAATAAAGATTAATCAATGCCCGGCGGTAAACTCAGCGGTCGGAGTCCTCCTACTGACCGCTCTTTTTTAGGGGGTTAAGTTTTTCGGTAGTAAGTGAGGGGAAGAAATACCCTTTCCAATTCAAATAAAGGAGGAGATTCCAATGTTGCCAAGTCACAAAGTCCGCATCAACATTGCGGACAAGCGCGGCAGTAAGCAGACCCAAACGCCTGTTGACATTTTTCTTCGGTGACTTCTGCGAGATTCTCGTGCTGACACCCGGCTCGTCCGTCAGAGGCATCGAGATCAAGGAAATGCGTGGTGGTTGCGGTGATTAGGGATACGACCACCAGCAAAAAGGCTACGAATTTACCCTCGGCCTCTTTGGGGTGTTGCCGTCACATCTGCACAGCAACGGTGCAGCACTTCTGATGGAGATGGGGACAGGGAAGAGCCTTACATCTATCGGCGTGGCTGGGACGCTTTATCAACACGGTTACATCAATCGCCTCTTGATTGTTACGCCGCTCTCCATTACCACCGTCTGGTTAGAGGAATTTGAGAAATTCGCTGCTTTCCCCTATACGCTGGCCATTCTCGAGGGCAACAGCACAAAAAAGCGGAAAGCCATAGAGGAATTTTCTGGCTCCGGTCTTGAGGTGTTGGTCATCAACTATGAATCGGCGTGGCGCTTGGAAAAGGAACTGGCTGCATGGAAGCCTGACATGATTATCTGCGACGAAGGCCACAAAATCAAGATCCACAACACATCGGCATCCAAGGCCATGCATCGACTGGGAGCGGCTGCGAAATATCGGATGCTTTTGACGGGAACGCCCGTCACCAATAAGGCTCTGGATATTTTTTCGCAGTACAAGTTCCTCAATCCGGCAATTTTCGGTCGCAGTTTCTGCACTTTCCGCTCCCGCTATTTCTTCATGACCGGGTACGGGCAACACACTCCCGTCATGAAGGATTCGATGGAAAAGGACTTCACCAGACGGCTTCATTCTATCGCATTCCGGGCAACCAAAGCCGAATGCCTTGACCTGCCCGAAACCACGGACATTGTCCGCAAGGTCGCTTTGGAGCCGAAAGCCATGAAGATTTATCAGCGGCTTGTAGAGGAAAGCTATGCGGAACTGGCAAACGGCGAAGTCATCGTCCCCAATGTGCTGACACGTCTGCTGCGGCTCAGTCAACTGACCGGGGGATTCCTTGGAAACGATGACAACAGCCGAGTGGAACAGGTCAGCAACGCCAAGCTGGTGGTGTTGGAGGATATCATCGACACCTCGGTTCAAGAGAGCCAAAAGTTGGTGATTATTGCCAGGTTTGTGCCGGAAAAACACGCCATCGAGAAAATGCTGGAGAAGAAGGACATCTGTTACTCCCTCATCATGGGTGAGGTGAAAGACCGGGGCGAACAAGTCCGGCAGTTTCAGATCGATTCAAATGTTCCAGTATTTATCGGTCAGATAGCCACAGTGGGCATGGGGTTGACGTTGACGGCGGCAAGCACGATGGTTTTCTACTCGCTGGATTATTCAATGTCAAATTACGAACAATGCCGCGCCCGCATTCACAGGGCTGGGCAGAAATTCCCCTGCACTTACATCCACCTTATCGCCAAAGGTACGGTGGACGGAAAGGTCATGCAGGCTCTTAAAAACAAAGCCAATCTCGCCAAATCCCTGATTGATGATTGGCGCAATGGAAATAATCCGTTTGCATGAGGAGGTTACGGATATGGAAGAAAAGATTTCCAATGAGATGTTCGCCTTGGCGGAGCGTTTGAAGGAACTCCGGGATGCCAAGAGCGCATCCGAGCAGAAAACGAAGGACATCAATGCCGAGCTTGATGAGGTGGAACAGGAACTCGCCCAAATGATGGTGGACACCGAAACCCAAAACTTCACCCGTGGCGGCACGATGTTTTCCCTCACCAACAAGACCCGTGCATCGGCGGTGGCTGATTCCAAGGCCAAACTGTACCGGGCATTGAAGCGCAAGGGGCATGGGGATCTGGTGTACGAGACGGTCAACGCCAACAGCCAGTCGGTCTTTGTCAATGAGCAAATCGCCGTCGGCTCTCTGAAAGGATTCACCCGCTATCTGATGCGTATCCTGCCCAAGTACAAAAACTCCAACGCCGTGGTGACCCGCTTCACATTGAAGAAAGCCACATCCGGCACAGGCATCGCCTACTCGCAGGCGCAGTTTGCCGTGGCGAGGGTGCTTTCGCCGGAGGAACACGCCTTGATTGCCGGTATGACAGAGCAGGTAAAGGCCATGAGCGCTCATGTTGGCTATGACAACGAGGACACCGTTCCTCCCAATGTTGATCCAGAAACCGGGGAAATCATCGCTCCGTTGAACTAACCTACATCTGAACCGCTCCGAAAGCACCGGGGGATATTTTCTCCCTCGGTGCGCCGGGGCAGGAGGGAGACTCTATGAAGAACACACCAATTTATCAATGCGTGACCACAGCGGCGGATATTGAAAAATATGTCCACGGTTATTCCGTGGTTGTCTTTGACTTCGAGACTGCGCCCAACGAACCGTACCGCAAAGAAGATAAAGCCGCCCTTCCCTTGCCCCTGCAAAGGCTCATATTGTCGGCTGTTCCTTTTCCGTAGAGCCGGGGACGGGGATTTATGTACCCGTGGCTCACAAGATTGGAAAGAATATCGACCAGACCGAGTTTTACGGTTTCCTTGGGAGATTTCTGACGGACGCAAGCATTACCAAGGTTGCCCACAATATTGCCTTCGAGTCAATGATGGCGTATGCCAAGGGCATCGTAATACAGCCGCCGGTCTATGACACCATCTGCGCCGCTCAGATGACCCTCAAGAGTGCATATGACTTTCGCAAGTTGAACGAATGCGGCCTGAAACATCTGGCGGGGGAATTGTTGGACGAGCCGCTGCCCACCTTCGCCAGCGTCACCGATGGAAAGCACTTTGACGAACTCTCTGCACAGGATGCGGAGACCGTCCGCTACGGCGCAGCCGATTCGGATTTTGCCTTGCGGCTTTACTTCATCTTCAACAAATGGTTTGACCGCTACCTTCCCAAGCACAGATATATCGTGGAAACCATCGAATCGCCCACGGCTGTGTATCTGGGCATTATGAAAAAGAATGGCATCCCGGTCAACTTTTCCCTTATGCAGGAGCGTAAGGGCGAGGGCGAAGCCGAAATGGAGCGGATTCGCAAGGAAATAGCCTTCATTTTCGGAGTCACCTACGAGGAAGCCCAGGACAAGCACAGAGCCGACTACAAGGAAAGGCGCACCATCGCCAAAAACGTCAACTTCGGCACATTCTATGGCCTGTTCCCCAAGGGGCTGCAGAACACCCTCAAGTTCAAGGCGGGGGTTAAGAAATCCGGTAGAGAGTGTGAGGAGATAATCGCCAACCTCAAAGCCGGATATAGAGGGCTTGCCACGTGGCAGGAGGACACGAAAGCGCAGGCGGCACGGAGAATGTACAGCGAGACATGGCTTGGACGGCGGCGTTATCTTCCCAACATCCGCAGCGACAACTGGAGCGTGAAGTCATTTGCCGAGCGGTGCGCACTCAATACACCGATTCAAGGGACGGCAGCGGATATTTTGAAACTGGCCATTGTCCGCATTCTGAAGGGACTGCCAGACTTGCCCCTTATCGCTGAAGCGTCCGCCGGAGAGACATTTGGCACTATGGAAGAACTGGATTGATTTATAGGCTGACCTATCGGCAGGACGGGGAGAAAGCGAGCTTTACCATGAACGAGATTAAGATTTGGAATTTTGAAAATAACGACGTGCGTACCCTGACCATCGATAATGAGCCTTATTTTGTGGGCAAGGACGTGGCTGCGGTATTGGGCTATGAGAGGGAAACCAAGGCTGTTGTTGACCGTGTTGATGAGGAAGACCGTCAGATGATAGATGGAAAAACTCAGTCCCAATTTGGGATTGAGTTGGGACAGCTCGGTGGTTGGATAATCAATGAGAGCGGACTTTACAGCCTCATCCTCGGCAGCAAACTTCCCTCCGCTAAACGCTTCAAGCGGTGGGTTACTTCGGAGGTGTTGCCGTCCATTCGTAAGCATGGCCTGTATGCGATGGATGATTTGATTGAGAATCCAGACCTTGCCATTAACGCTCTTACAGCTCTCAAAGCTGAACGGGAAAAGGCAAAGGCTCTGGAAAATACCGTAGCCGTACAGAATCAGCAGATTGCGGAACTTCGCCCCAAGGCCAGTTACTACGATGTGGTTCTGAACTGCAAAGACCTCGTCCCCATTAGCACCATTGCCAAAGATTACGGGTGGAGCGCCAAGCATATGAATTCCTACCTTCACGACCACGGCATCCAGTATAAGCAGGGTGACATCTGGCTGCTCTATCAGAAATACGCCGAGCGGGGCTATACCAGCACCAAGACCCACACTTATCCGGGAAGCGACGGAGCAGTTCACTCCAAGATGCATACCTACTGGACGCAGCAGGGACGGCTTTTCCTCTACGACACCTTGAAAGCCGATAATATCCTCCCCGTTATGGAGCGTGAATCCGCTTAAACCGAAATAACATCTGTGCGAGACTCGGAGCATCGCTATCGGCGGTGTTCCGGGCGACCTCGCAGAATATGGAGAGATATATGTGTAAATTCAAAAATAGAGAGGGCTATGCCGACCATACGGCGGGAGCGGCGGTGAGCCAAGTGATGAAGGAATATCGGAAGGAACAACGGAGGAAGTTTGCCGTAAAGAACCGCAGAAAAATATATGTGGCGTCAAAATATGCCGGGGATGTACAGACCAATATCGAGAACGCCATCTGGTGCTGCCGATACGTTATTGACCGAGGATATATGCCCGTGGCAAGTCATCTTCTCTATCCGCAGATCCTTGACGATAACATTCCCCGTGAGCGGGAACTGGGGCTGATGTTTGGGCTTGCCCTCCTTGCGGCCTGCGATGAGGTGTGGGGCTTTACGGAGGGAGGAGAGATTTCCTTCGGTATGGCAAAGGAAATCGAGGAGGCCAAGCGGCTGGGGATTCCCGTGCGGAAGTTGGAAATGGGGGAAAGCTGATATGGAAGTCACGGCAACCGATGTACTGAACAGCCTGTTTAATCCCTCGGAGACCATCTGCTTCCGAGTCTTTGAGGACAAGAAAGATGGTGTCTTCCACGGGGCAAAATTGGAATGCGAATGCGGAAAATATCTCAGCATCGAGGAGACTCTCAAAAAGCACAACGAGCAGAATCGTGGCATCTTCTTTGTGGTGAACTACGGCGGACATGATGATGCCGCCATCACTCGTATCAATGCCCAGTTCTTCGAGATGGACAACGGCTCCTTTGAGGAACAGCAGGCCAAGGTGGATGCCTTTTCCCTGCAGCCCTCCATGATTATCCGCACCCGCAAGTCCCTGCACGTCTACTACTTCGTGGACAGCACAGCGAAGGTGGAGCGTTTCCGCACCATTCAGCAGCAGATGGTAAAGCACTTTAACGGCGATCCCATGTGCGTCAACGAATCAAGGGTCATGCGTCTGCCGGGCTTCAATCACTGCAAGAAAGAGCCTGTCATGGTGGAATGCATCAGCTTTCACCCCGAGAGGAAATACACCCAAGACCAGCTGTCCGACGCCCTGCCGCAGATTGACGAGTAGCCCGTGGAGAAAAAGTGCGGCGCAGACAAGGGCTTGGACATCGTCATGCGCTCCTGCGATTTTCTGAAGCATTGCCGGGATGATGCCGCAACCCTCCCAGAGCATGACTGGTACGCCATGATTACGAACCTCGCCAACTTCGACGGCGGCACGGCTCTGATACACGAGATGTCCGCTCCTTACCCGGATTACAACGAAAACGGCACCCAAAAGAAAATCAATCACTTTTTGGAGAGTGGCACAAAGCCCATCACTTGCAAAGTCATCTCCGAAAAAGGCTTCAAGTGTCCGAAATTCGCTGCCGGGGAGTGCCAAGTGAAATCCCCTGCGGCGCTCTGCTACCGTCCCATGAACACCGACGGGCTGATGGAGATTTTGGAGGAGATTCCCGTGACCGGGGAGACACTCAAGGATCTGCAGGCAGCCAAGGACTTTGTGACGGATTATCTTTTCAATCAGGACGTGGTCATTGCAGATGTGATGATAAACGCCGAAATCCGCGACCACTTTAAGCTCCGGGCCACCTTCCTCAAATCCCTGAACCTTGCCTACAAGGAAGCCAGCCGCAAATATCAGTCCGGCAAGGAAGCCAAACGGGCGCAGGCGGGGACATCCGTTCCAGATTGGTACGAACCGACCAAGAGTGGTCTGCGATTTTTGCCGGGAGTATTGGCAAAGGAGATGTCTGATACACAGCAAGTGCTTTATGCCGCCGAGTAGCATTTCTGCTACCGCGCCGGGGTCTATGACGAGATGCCGGAGATGGAAGCCCAGCGGCTGGTGCAGGAAAAGCTCCTGATTCGGGAGTCCAAGATGCGCCACATCGTGGATGCCGAAAAAACAATGGCGGTTGCTCGTCCAGAAAGACATCCGGGAACTCAACGCCACCCCCTTCATCATCAATGTGAAGAACAGTCTTTACAATGTGTTGGAGGACACCTTGACGGCACATACCCCGGATTATTGCTCCACGGTTCAGCTTAATGTGACCTATGACAAGAAAGCCGAATGCCCTCGTTTCAAGCAGTTCCTGGCAGAATCCATGGGCGGCGATATGGTGCAGGTGGCTCTCTTGCAGGAGATGCTGGGCTACTTCCTCATCCCGGTCAACTCCGCCCAGAAATGCTTTGTCATTGTGGGCGTGGCCAGCGCCGGGAAGTCTGTCCTCCTTCGTGTGCTGAACGATATCCTCCTTGGCAAACAGAATGTGTCCAATGTGTCATGGCAAGCCTTGAACGAGCGGTTCAAGACGGCGGAGCTTTTTGGAAAACTGGCCAACATCTTCGCCGACCTTCCCACGAAGAACATCGATGACAACGGCATCTTCAAGGCTCTGGTGGGCGAGGACTATCTGACCGTGGAGAAGAAGAACAAGAACCCCTTTTCCTTCCAGTCCACGGCCAGGCTCCTGTTCTCCTGCAATAGCATACCCAAGAACTACGGCGATAAGAGCGAGGGATTTTATCGGCGGCTCATCATCGTGCGGTTCAATCACACAGTGCCGCCGGAGAAACGTGATCCCGAACTCTTGGAGAAATTCCGCATGGAAGCGGACGGCATCTTCCTGTTCGCCCTCCAAGGGCTGCGGCGGCTCATGGGCAACCACGATGTGTTCTCGGAGACGGATAAGAACCGTGCGGAACTCCAGCAGTACCGGGAGGCGTCCGATTCGGTGCTGTCCTTCGTCAAGGAGCATTGCATCGTTTTGCCGGAGGGAGAAGGTAGCGTGGGCTCCACAGAGCTTTTCAACGCTTACAAGGGCTACTGCGAGGAATGCGGTCTCAAACCCTACTCCCAGAAGTCCTTTGTGCAGCAGATGATGACCTCATTCCCCCATTTGGAACGGAAGATTGACCGTATCGCCAAGCGACGTGTTCTCACCGGTATCAAGCTGGGAGAAATCCTTATGTGACGGGGCTTCAGAGGACTTTTGACATGACGGAAAAATGCGGTTTGGAACACGAAAATTCCTATTTCTTTATATATTATAAAAAATACACCTATCTAATTTTTTATAAAAAAAGTATATAGTAATAGCTTTTCTCGTGTTCCATGTGTTCCAACCCTTGTAAATAAAGGAAAGTGGTGAAACACATGAAGGAATCGGCAATCGTGAAATCAATCTTGGCGTTCCTCAAGACCCTGCCGGGGTGCTTCGCTTGGAAGGAGCATGGCGGGATGTACGGCACAGCAGGAATCCCTGACATATTGCCTGCATTGGCGGCAAATCCTACGGCTTCGAGGTCAAGACCGAGCGGGGAAAGCCAACGGCTCTGCAGGAGGTAACCATGCGGAAGATACAGGCGGCTGGCGGCATTGCCGTGGTGGTGAGGTCTGTGGCTGATGTCAAAGCTGTGCTGACGGAGGGGAGTGACGGCAATGGTTAATCCTTATGAGAGATTGGCAAACGGCATCATTGAGCAGGCTGTGAAGAATTATAGGCGAGCAAGAAAATATCTGAAAAAACATCCTCGCACCAAGGAACTGGAGGCTAATATGGTTGCCCAACGAATCGAAAAGCAAAAACGACGGGAGGAAAGGGCAAAGTTAAAGCTTCCTGCCGTGAAAGAGAAGCCCAGCAAGGAAGAACGGCTCTTGGACAACATTCGCAGTAACGAGCGCATGGTGTCGGAGACGGAGCAGTTTCTCATCTCGGGCTGGTTCTCCGATTTGACCGAAATCAACGGGAAGTAGCTCTTGGAGCGGCTCAAGCATGAATTGAAGGTTGATTGATATGGCAGTAAAGGAATTTTTGGGATGGGCTTTGAAGCTGGATCAGCTGATTGACTCCAAATTGGCAGAGCTCAGCCAGTGCCGCAGGCTTGCCGAGAGCATTAACGGGAGCCGCTTGGACGAGCGTGTCAGTCATAGCTCCCCGGAGGAAGCGTCTTATGCCAAGTGGGTGGAGCGCATTGTGGAGAAGGAAAAGGAACTGGATGCCGAGATTGACCGTTTGGTTGACGTGAAGCTGGAAATCAGCAACTTCATCGGCAAAATCAATAATCTTCAGTGGCAATGCCTCCTGCGTAACCGTTATGTGCTTGGCAAGACGTGGGCGGAGATTGCCGAGGAAATGCACTGTAGCGTTCGACATATCCAGCGGTTGCACAAAAAAATTATAAAAAATCTCGAAAGTTGACACTTGATGTCATACAAAAGCTACCGAATGTCATTGTTGGTCACGTTGCGTGTCACCCCCTTGACATGGTATTCTGTATCATAGAAAAGTGTAAACGAACGACCTCCAACGGGAGCAATCCCTGCGGAGGTTTTTTCATGCCCAAAATCGAGGTGAATCCCATGCCAACGAAACCTAAACGCCCCTGCCAATACGGCGGCTGTCCGAATCTGACCGACAGCAGGACGGGCTACTGCGAGGAACATCGTGGGCTGATGCAGAGGCATTATGAGCATTTTGCCCGTGACTACAATCAGCACGAGCGGTACGGAAGTGGCTGGCGAAAGGTGCGCGACCGATACATCTCGGCGCATCCGCTTTACGAGGAGTGCCTTGGGCTGGGGAGAGCGTCGGTGGCAACATTGGTGCATCATGTGAAGTCACTCGCCGATGGCGGCACAAATGACGAGAGCAATCTGCGGAGTCTCTGTGCCAGTTGCCATGAGAAAATCCATCGGCGTAAGAAAAAAGACGGCTGATGATAAGCCGTCAAAATAAATCGGAATGCGTCCCCGTGCGGGAAGCGGTAAGTATGATTCTTTCTTTGTCTACTGCATAAACAAGCAGCCAGTCGGGTTCGACATGACACTCGCGGAAGCCTTTATAATCTCCGGTCAAATCATGGTCGCGATTCTTTTCCGGGAGCGGCTCTTCGGCACGAAGTTTCTGCAAGAGCTCGTCCAGCTTCGACAAATCATAACCCCGCTTGCGTATGCGTTTTAAGTCTTTTCTAAACTGTGTGGTGGTTACTAAGTCAAGCATGGGCATCCTCCGCATCCATGTCCGATAAAATGTCATTCAAGGAACTGTAGCGTTTTGCCTTGACTTTTCCGGCCATGATGTCCCGTGCTTCCTGCATGGCCATCACAGTTTCACGATTGTATCGTGGCTGTTTGGGCTGAAACGGAAAACCGCCTTCCATGATGGATGCATGAAGAAAGACATTGATAGCATCGGTGACCGAGATGCCAAGGCTGGAGAATACGGCATCGGCTTGGGCTTTGATGTCCGGCTCGATGCGAAGGTTGATGTTGGCTGTCTTAGGCATGACAATCCCTCCTTTGAGAGTATTGTAACGCAAAAGTGAAACAAATGCAACACTAAAATAGGCAGGGGGAGCCAAAATCTCTGCAACCCTGCTGTACAATGACCGGCACGGGGGCTCGCGCACAAAAAAGACGGTTCAAACGCCCTATTAAACAATGGGAGGTGAAACGATGGCGAAAGACGGAACAAATCGAGGCGGGCGGCGTGTTCGCGCCGGGGATAAGCCGGACGCTCTGGCAGATAAGATTGCGGACGGGCGCGAGGCTACCGTGATGGAGTTTCCCATGACGGAACTGAACGGAGCGGAGCTTACCAATGCCGCTGACCTCTACGGCGAGGAAATGCCCCAGCCCAGCGAATACCTGTCGGCAAAGCAACGGGACGGCAGACCTTTGGGTGCTGACGAGATTTTCCGTGAGACTTGGATCTGGCTCAAGGAGCGGGGCTGTGAGAAACTGGTGAACCCTCGGCTCATCGAAAGCTATGCTCAGTCTTTCGCCCGTTTCATCCAATGCGACGAGGCCGTCAGTTCCTACGGTCTGCTCGGCAAGCACCCCACCACGGGCGGCGCAATCTCATCTCCCTTCGTCCAGATGGCTAACGCCTACCAGAAACAAGCAAATTTGCTGTGGTACGAGATTTTTGAAATCGTAAAGCAGAACTGCACCACCACTTTTGAGGGACTGCCTCAAGTGGACAAGATGGAACAACTGCTCCGCTCCAGGAAGGGCGGATGACATGATGTTGGAACGAAATCGGATCTATGGTGGCGAAGATGGGTCGGCTTGCCGGACGGGATTACATCGGCTTTGAAATATCGCCGGAATACTGCGCCATAGCGGAGGAACGGCTCAAATGTACATAAAGCGAGAACCATTAGCGGCTCTCGCTTTTGTGTTATGTCAATTCGATGATATGGGGCGTTATGTCTGCATCGTGGCTGGCGAGGGATTCCACACAGTTTTCATTCAAGCTGGTCTCCCGTATCCATGACAAGGATTGCAGAGCCTGTGCCTCGTCAAGGGCAGTTCCTGGAGGAATCATCTCCTGCCATGATTTTGTGGCATAGCCTCCATCGGAAAAGAGCAGGACATATTTACCATTCATATTGATTTTTACAGCCGTCAATCCGCTGGTGTGACCGGGAATCTGTATCAGTTCAACAGATCCGTCATTGAATAAATCAAGGCTGCGCCCAACAGGACCTATTCCTGTATCGGAAAATTGGAACGGCTCAAAGGAAATCCCGTCCCACATACTTTTGGCGTAGCGTATGGGATATTTCTTCGTATCCTGTATTTCTTCCTCGCTGACGATGATGTGCTTTGCCGCTTTGACCATGCGTAAACCACTGGCGTGGGTCTGTATGCAGATGTGTGAGGATTACATAATCCAAATCCTGCGGTGAAATAGACATCTTGTCCGACAGTTGTTCGACGATGGACTCTCCTTTGGGCAACATTCCTTGATTCAAAAGGAAATGTCCCATCCCCATGTGTTTTATCTGCGCACGGCGATTATATTGCCCAATGGGGCTGATTTCCCTGTGCCATCCGGTGTCAACCAGTAGTTTTCCTTGGGGATGCTCTATCAGATAGGCAGATACGGGAAGCCATATGCGGTTTTTCCTCCCATAAGGCGTAATACTGGTCAGTTGAATCGGATTGGGATTTTTCTTGGCATCCTTGAAAGGCAGCGCCTTTGATACGTGGACAGTCCCCGTATGAAACACATGGATTTTTATCGACATATCGATACCTCACTCATTATTTTTTCTTAACAGTAAACAATTCTACAAGCCGCTATGCTTTTCCTGCCTAACTCAATTCCAATGGAGGTGTAAATCTTGGGAAAGACCACCACGGATATGCAGCTTGTCCCTATCGGCAAGCTCGTACCCTACGCCAATAATGCCCGGACGCATTCGCCGGAGCAAGTCACGAAACTTCGCTCGTCCCTCCGGGAGTTCGGCTTTATCAACCCCGTCATCATCGACCGTGACTACGGCATCATAGCCGGACATGGACGTGTTTTGGCGGCAAAAGCCGATGGCATTACCGATGTTCCCTGCGTTTTCGTTGACCATCTGACGGAAGCCCAGAAGAAAGCCTACATACTGGCGGATAACCGCTATGCGATGGACGCAGGCTGGGACGAGGAAATGCTCCGTGTCGAGATTGAAGCCTTGCAGGGCATGGATTTCAACCTTGATTTGACGGGCTTCGATGAAGCGGAGATTGCCAACCTGTTCGCCGTTGACGATGGCGAAGGATGCCTCCGTTCTTTGGCTGCGGAACGAGGTTCTCCCTGCGATTCGAGATGTGGTTACCGTATATACGACGGCTCTCAAGGAATCTTCGGATAAGGAAACGGGCTGGTGCAAGTTCCGTGACCGTGTATTCCTGCCCTGCGTCGTGGACGGTGCTTTGTGGCTGATCGGCAAGGCTCTGGATGGCATGGCGGCAAAGCAGGGAGGCTGACCATATGGAGGAGCGGAAACTTATCCTCGGCAGTCTCTTTGACGGGAGCGGAACTTTTCCTCTCGGTGGATTGATGGCAGGAATACAGCCTGTGTGGAGTTCGGATATTGAGCCGTTCCCCATACGGGTGACCACCAAGCGGCTGCCCTTCGTCAAGCATTACGGAGACATACACGACATGGACGGCGGCAAAATAGAG